GTTTTATATTTAGGGTAGACTTTGTTGATTAAATCCACCATTGTTTGTGCACGGTCTGATTTAATGGTGGAACAAACCTTCATCAATTGTTCTTTAGTTAGCTGCATTTTCTTCTTGTTTTTCTGGTTCTGGTTGAGGTGTATCTAAGAGATTGAGTGGCTTATCTTTCGACAAACGCGAAATTCCCAGTAATGCACCTCCAATTGTTAGAAATGCTAAAGTTAGATTTGAGTATAATTCTAAGTGTGAAAATATTGTGTAGGGAAAGCATATGCAGCTTACTACTACTATTAAGAATCCACAGAATAGATGTATGTCAGATTTACCTGAGCTGTCATTAAACATCTCTTTAAAAGAGAATTTTGAAATGTCTGGATAATTCATATTATTTGGTTTTAGTTTTAAATTAATTTTGTACTACTCTTCCTTGTATGTCATTTTGAGGATATTTTATTTCAAAAATTGAAGTGTCCCTAGATGGATAAACGGTGTTATTTAAAGTCGCACCTGCTATATCATATCCATACTGACTATATCCTTGATCAACCCCTTGCTTGTTTACAATCTCTATATTTACTACATTCTGTACCCCCTTTATAGAAAGCAAAGCTGTTGTAATATCAGACAACAGTATTGGTTGCATGAAATCCCAGTTACTTATACTAAATAAGTTTGCAACACTCGTAAGACAATTTGCAAGTACCTGTTGTGCATTATAAGAGCTAAGAACAGATATACTAAAATTAATCCCTATATTGATAATAAACCCTGACTTTAAAGTAATACCTTCTCCTGTACTTATGTACTGGCTTAGGTAGTTCTTTAGGTTCTCCATTAATGCCGGGGAAGGTGTTGTTAGATTTCCGTTACTATCTAATGATAATATGTACAGTGAATTTCCTAGAGGATTTCCATCTATTAAACTTCCACCATCGTTTACTAATTTAGCTTTAGCTACAGTGCCGTACATGGATGGCATTGAGATAGCTCTAAGCTGCCAGTCTGCTGCCGTAACACACCTTAGTTGTGTAGGGTAGGATGCCATGGTATTTAGGCGTATAGTATCTATATTATCACCATCGCCTCCTCCGGATGCTGCACTTTCATTATTAAATGCAACACTGTTAGATATTTGCTGAAATAATGCTTGGTTTAAAGCATTAGGATTACTTGAGCTAGAAGTCTTGGTTATTTCGTATATCTGCGTAATACTATTGCTAGGTACATTGGTAGCAACTCCTCCTCCTGTTATGTAAGTAACGGTAAGAGTTATATTACCTGGTGCCAGACCATATTGTTTAGTGTAAAGAAAGTTGCTAGGATCATAAGCAGTATTTAATTTTGAGATACTGTCTATCAATCCCATTCCTACATTCTCAGGGTTAGGTATAATTTCTTCATCTGGATTACTGGTTGTACCAGATCCAAAATACATAGTTAAGGTATTATCCGCATTAAAACGTCCAACCCAACGTCTCTGGACAGTTCGTAGCTTTATTAAATATGGGACAATATTGTTATACTGTGCCATGGTAGGATCATTCAGAGATGTGTTTACAACACTATCAAATATGGTAGACTGTGCCAGATAAGGTACCTCATACCAAGTGTAACCGTTATTGTCTTTTACACTCAGTATCTCTACTATATCAGTATCATTCAGTGTTACACTATCAAATTTAACCGGATTACCAAAAGTAAAATTCTGTACATTTATAGTTCCTGCTATTGCTTCTACTTGCTTTTTTAATAAGAAGTATTCAGGCTGGTTAGTAGATGAGTTAATACTATATACAGATACGGTAGTAGGATCAGCAGAAGATGAAAAAGCAAAGTTAACGGGAGCCTGGGTAATGAATGTTACATTACTGTTTGACCTTGAATTTATCTTTGCTTGAGTATCTATTGTGATTGCATAATTATAATCAGGAGTAGCTACACCACTGGTAATCTTTGCTGGTACCTGTTGATATACATCTAAAGTAACTACAGCAGTACTGGTTACCTTTGGTCTATACCCTTGTGTATAAGCTAATGAAAGTATATTATCTTTCTGAGTAGCATACTCTAAAAAGTTTTCTTGTACAGACCTGTCAGTATATAATGAAAGTATATCACCAATAGCAGAGTTCTGTTCGATTATCATCGTAGCCGGTGACGCATCTGAGAAATCATTATTAGTATTAGGAAAGTAGGTCTGTGAGAAATTAATCAAAGCCTGTTTAAAGGAGTTGAAATCTCTGTTAAGGTACTTTATATCTACAGTAGGTGAAATGCTGGCCAATGGTTATATACTTATAGTGATTTGATTGGAATTATTGTTAAATGAATACTTAAGCGTTATGTGTATAGCATTGCTTTCAGATGATGTTACAGATAGGCTAAGAATAGTTACCTGTGGAAACTCATTAGCTAATCCTGTCTTTATTGAATTATCAATAGCTTCTATATCGTCATCTGAACTAAATAACATATCTCTTATTCCTGCACCAAACGTAGGATTAAACATTCTTTCACCAGGATTAGTTAACATGTAATTTATTATATTACTCTTTATCTGCTCCTGTGTAGTGTAGTTTTGTCCAAATATCCCTTGACCATTAAACGGCAATCTAAGACCTACAGCCACTGATGGCCTAGTATCTATTGGAAATATTGTCGTTTGAATGTGTCTACGGGCCATTTAATTATCTATTTAAGCATGAAGCTTGGTACTGGTATATCTATATCAGGCAATTCTCCAGATTTTGCAAAATGAGAAGCTCCTGCTACTTTAATTTGTGAATACATATCTTTTGAAGAATCTATTGCCGGATGTCCATAAGATTCATTTAATACCTCTGAATCTGAGTATCCAGTGGCTTTACCTAGCAATCTCGTCTTCTGTCCTTGCTCTTGTGTAGGTGCTGGTTGTCTACCTTCTTTTAGTATAGCTGCATTCAGCTTTTTAATCTTTAGTAACTCCTCCTGGAGTGGTTTCACAGCTTCCTTAACTGCATTATTAATATGCAATTTTAGAATTTCTGATAACATTGTAATTTCGGTACTTGTCATTTGGTATAAATATAAGGGTTAATTAATTTCCGATTATTGTTTCTAATTCTGATAATAACTCTTCAGGGGATTCTATGTAGCTAGGGGCCGTCTCTACTTTTATACTTCCTGAAAACCTATCTCTTGCTCTACCTATTAGCTGTCCTACACCATATGGTATTACCTCTAATATGTAGCTTTCTCCTGCTGCAGTTGTATAAGTAGAAGATGGATTTATTCCGGTATTTGAAGATAGGTTATTACTTGCTATAGAGTTTAGTGCTTCGGTAGTAGTATACTGCTGACCTTGACTAGGTCCATTGGCAATAGTAAACTGAACATTCAGTGATGATAATGCCTTTATAAGTTGTTGTAGTATTTGATCACTCTTTGCAGACTCTACATCTAGTATCTTTAAGTAGCTCCCTAACATATCTCCATAACATAATATCTGCAAAGCTTTTTTAAATACTTCTAAACTTGCCTTGGAGATTGGATTGGACTTAAGAAAAGCCTCTTGAACTGTTAGTAGTTGTCTTAGGGTAGTGGCAGTATTCTTTATTGTTCTTAGGGTGTTTACTAAAGTCTGCATCTGCACTAAAGTCTTAGAGATGCTTAGTATATCTTTCTGAATCTTTGCTTGATACATAGGTAATAATGCTGCATCCTTGGCATCTAGTGTAATGAATATAGTACTTCCTACCAAGGTTACCTTACCAGTGTTGTCTACAGATTTTACTATATCTTGTTCTAGGCCTTTTATTCTGTCAGTTATCAGTGCTATTATCTTGTTTATAGAGCTGAGGGTCTTACCTATAACTGCACCTATTGGATCTGATATAAGAGCTCCTACAGCCTGGCTTACACCTTGATCTATTCCTTGAGCATAAGCAGCAGGATTGACTGCTGTAGTTACAGATTCAAGCGTACTTTTTATACTTGATATAGATGAGTCGTTGAGATTGTTTGACATTAATCTGAAAATGTTAGTGTTGATTTAATATCATTAATTCCTTTTTGAACCTGTTGTAAGTCGGACATCAATTTACTTGCTGCAGTATTTACCTGCACTAAACTAATAACCCCTACACCTTGTCCTGTAGCTGATGCTAATGATTCTGAGAATGAATTAAGTGCTAGGAGTATGCTATTAAGAGAATCTACTACTGATTGCCCTTTTGCTATAGGTTGAAGATTATTTTTATCTATCCCTAATTGAATCTTATTAGCATTTGCAATAAAGGTTCCTTTGGTATCTAGATGTACATCCCCTTGGGTAGATACTGATAAGTCCTTAGCTGCAAGTAAAAATATATTTTCCTTCTTGGCATTTAATACCAACCTGTCTGAGTTTAATATCCATTGGTTATAAGGCCATTTATTGAAGTCCATTCTATTATTTTAATAATTCAGTTAATTTTGTTACTGAACCCATAGCTTCTCTTGTAATTTTAGCACCTACTACAGAATTCTTTAAAGGGTCGTATATATCATAGTCATTAGGGTACACTTGATTAAATTGTCCTTGACTTATACTAAACAGACCTTTATATTGCAAATTTCCTGCAGTACTTTTAAATCTACTCTCAGTGTAGCATATAAATCTTAGATACTCTATAGGTACAGGATATTTAGCTATTGCTTTTTGAAATATTGAATCTAATGACGTGTTAGATACTGCTGTATTATAACTTGCATTAAATTTAGCTTGCCAATATTTTAAGAAATTTCCAGGAGTATAATCTGTACCAAATACTTTATTAAAATCTTTACCTACATTACCTGAATTAGGGCTATTGGGGTATAGTTTCTTACCATACATGTAGTCATTTATGTTAATATAATTTCCCTTCTTATCCTTACCTGTTACAAACTTACTTGGAATAGGTATCTTAGACACACCTTGCTTAGCATAATATAGTATAGATTCAAAGCCTCCATATCCTTGATTATGTAACATGTATATCAAGAATAAAGGATTTACATTGCCAGATAGATTTAAAGGGGGTATTGATTGGTTTGTTATATCAATTGATGTTAGTAAATCAATCCAGACTTCATTGCCACCTCCACTATGAGGTATTCCTTCATCTTCTAACTCCTGATTATAAACAGGATCTTCTTTATCTGGTAAGAACCCATCATTATCTACAGGTGTAGGAGTAGTTTGTGTAGGTACACTAACAGGATATATAATAGGTGGAGTATCTGTCACAGGAGTAGCTTTATCAACAGCCTGCAAAGATTGTGTAGCCGGTGTAACAACAGGACTGTTAGCTATGATAATATTATTCTTAGATTGTACATCAGTAGCTTGGGTATTGTAACTATCAAACAATGTACTGGCTGGTACAAATGATATCTGATGTCCTTGTAAACCCCATATAGAAGATCCATCTTCGTTTAGGTTTTCAAATACAGCAGAAATTCCCTTTTCTGTCTGAGGCTTCTGACCATTAGTTATTACCGTTACAGGATTTCCAACAGGGCCTATCCAGGGGGTATCTGAAATGATATTACTCGAACCTCCGAATCGTACTGCGTTTCCAAAACGACCTTCCAATATAGTATCCCCAGGTAAGTGTTGTAGTTTGTAAATGTTACCTTTCTCAATAAAAGGTCCTGTTACACTCATGCCGTTATTACTACTATATGTATAGTCGGTAGGTAATGCATTATGTTCAGGTGAGTCAAATACAGGTAAAATATCATCATAGTAATAAGTCTGCAAGTTAGTACCGGTAGGATTAGTTGCATCCTTTGTAATAGTTGATACTATATTTACTATCTCATTTTGAACAGGGTACTTCTTTATGTGACCTTTAGGGTATGCTACCAGAAAGCTAGAAGATGTATCTTCTATACCATTAGATATAAGTTTAAACTCTATGGCACCTATGGAGCCAGGGGTAACATTCATCTCCTTTAGTTTTACAGGATCATCTGTTAAAAGAGTATATAATACCCTACCAGTAACTTGTGTGTTACCAGAATTGATACTACCGTTCCCTTTTACGAGACTGTGATAACCTGCATATGAACCTTCGGTAGGTGAAGCCATTTACTTAGAGTTTTTCAATAATTGTTTTACAGATGGTGCAGGAAGTTTTAAATCCTCTTCTGCCTGAGATGCCAGTAATTTTAGTTGCTCTTTATCTTCTTCGGTAAATAGGAAATCTCCTGTTTCTTTACCTTTATCTAAACACTTCTGGGCTATTGTAGCCATCTTAAGTAGGTGCTCATTATTATCAAGAGTGAGCTTCATATACTGAGCTATGATAGGAGCTAACTGAATAGCATCTCCAATAGATTCTATTAGTTCTTTTAACTGTTCTATAAGACCTAGAATCCTCTCATCATTCTTTCTAGAGTTTGTATGTATCTCTTCGAAGATACTTCCTAAGGTCCTTTTCTTAAATATTACTGTTTCTAATGCGTCTGACATGGTCTATAAATATCCTTAAACTGTAAAATATTCTTCAATCTCATCCTCTTCTGTTTTGGTAGGGTCTTTTTGTTCAGGAGAAAATACATCTTTATGTTGTACCTTCAACTCACCTCTGTGTTGATATTCATATAATTGTTCCTCAAATGATTCCTTAAGGACATTAATTACACGAGTAATTTCATGAGTCTTTTGCTTAGTTGTATCACGTAGTTGTAGGTAGAAAGCTGGCTTATAGAATATTTCCAGGTTAGATACTGTCCGGAAGAATTTGAGTATTTCTTTTACAATAGTCTTTTCAGAATCAGTAAATTTTACTGCCTTCTCTTCCCCTTCTTCAAATATATAAAACCAATCATTGATACCTTCTTCTACCCAATCTGCAAAGTATTGAGCAAAATCTTGTAGATCACTGTCGGCATCACCTTCGTGACGGATATGATCTACTTTCACTTCAGTTTCGTAGGAATCTATTTCTTGCTGTTTTTTGTGACGTTTGAACTGCTTATCATTATACTGAATAAGAAACCTCTTAGCAATCGTACCAAAATATGAATAGGCTTTACCTTTACTCTGATCGTACTTAGGCATCTCACTCATTACTTTACAGATAGTTTCATGCTTTAGATCTTCAAATCCACCTGCGTGAGTTTCTGCATAAGGAAACTTATATGTATTGATTATATTCTCTACAAGTTTATCGACAGAAAAGTGAATGCTATTACGATATATAGTATTACGAAAGATAATATCATCTGAATCTCTATATAATATAATAGCCTCTTGGGTATCTTGGGTGAAATAGTTCCGGTCTGTTTTTCTACGTCTTTTTCTAGGTTTACCTTCTTTGGTAAATAGGTCTAGATCTAATTCTTCAAGTGGTTGCAATGTTTCATAGTGTTATTGGTTTTAGTTTTCATCACTGGTTTCTAAATCTG